AAGGACTGGATCCACAAGGGTATCTCCGATCGCCCATTTACACGCACCTTCACTCTCGCTGACAACGTTGTGATCAACAACGCTGCTCTGACCAACGGTCTCCTGAAGATCTGGCTCGAGCACATTATCCCCGAGGATAAGAAGCCGAAGAAGATCGAGATCAAGGAAGAGACGGACACGTCAAAGTTTCCACGTTCAGAGCACCAACACGACGAAGAGAAGGTAAGATGACAAAGCTAATCAAGAAGATCAACTCATGGCTCGAGCGCCAGGAGAGGATGAGACGCACCTTTAGGGAGCTCAGCACCCTCAACGACAGGGAGCTCGCGGACATCGGCATCAACCGCTGGGACATTCCCTTCATCGCACTTGAGAACTACAAATGAAGAAGGTAGTTCAGTTTCTATCCAAGCTCTATGACTCGCTGACGGAGACTCAGGAAGCGAAGTACCATCGCGAGATGACCAACTACCTCAGTCAGGCTTCAGATCGCTTACACCTCGAGCACCTCGAGCGTCAGTGGGAAAAAGAACACGGGAGGCTCTACTGATGTGGCCATACACGACCGATGAGCTCGTCTTCATCAACACGGGATGTAAATAAATTAGATAAAGAGAGGGAATGTCCCTCTCTTTTTTATTTGACAAATAACTCAAACTGTGATACCATCTAAAAATGAACTTTTACACAAACGTACACACTCGCGGCAGTAAGATCTACCTCCTCGGCTACATGAACGGTAGGCGAGTCAAGGAGCAGATCGAGTACAAGCCTTACATCTTCGAAGGCACGACGAAGCCGACACCTTATCGCAACCTCGCAGGGAAGCCGGTCGAGAAAGTCGAGTTCGACTCCATAGGCGATGCGAGGGACTACATCACTCGCTTCAGCGACACCGCAGGTAAGACCCTCTACGGTCTCGAGCAGTTCCAGTACGTCTTCATCAACGACGAGTATCCAGGCCAGGTCGACTACGAGCAGAGCAGGATCTCGGTCGTCAGCCTCGACATCGAGACGGACTCGAGCGGTGGGTTCCCTAACATCCGCGAGGCAGACAAGGCGATCACCGCCATCACCGTCTCTAAGAACGGGAGGAAGATGGTTCTCGGAACTCGCGCGTACAAGTCCAAGGACCCTAAGGTCTCCTACTTCATGTGTCGCGACGAGAAGGACCTGCTCAATAAGTTCCTGACGATATGGATGCACGAGGACTGGGCTCCCGACGTCGTCACAGGTTGGAACGTCGAGATGTTCGACATCCCCTACATCATCAACCGCATCCGCCGCGTCCTGAGTGAGAAGGATGCAAAGCTGATGTCGCCTTGGAACTACATCCGCGAGCGCGAGATCGTTCGCGCGAAGACGTCGGGCAACACCAAGGACATCTCGACACGAACCGACATCGTCTACGAGATCTCAGGCATATCCGTTCTCGACTACCTGCAGCTCTACAAGAAGTTCTCGTTCACCAACCAGGAATCCTACAAGCTCGATCACATCGCCAACATAGTGCTCGGCGAGAAGAAGATCGACTACTCCGAGTACGGAACGCTCAACGACCTCTATGAGAAGAACTACGAGCTCTTCATCGACTACAACATCCACGACGTCACGCTCGTCGATCGACTCGAGGAGAAGCTCGGATTGATCAAGCAGGTGTTCGCCATGGCGTACGATGCCAAGGTCAACTACACCGACGTCATGACGACCGTTCGCCCGTGGGACGTGATCATACACAACTACCTCATCGACAAGAAGATCGTCATCCCTCACGTCAAGGCTTCCAACGAGGACTTCGAGCTCGTCGGTGGTCACGTCAAGGAACCTCAGGTCGGGTTCCACAAGTGGGTGGCGTCGTTCGACTTGAACTCGCTCTACCCTCACTTGATCATGCAGTACAACATCAGCCCCGAGACGTTCGTTCGCAAGATCGACGACTTCGACTCGGTCGACTCACTGCTTGCGAAGAGCGACCTCTACCCTGATCGCCGCAGCGACTGGTCATACGCCGCGAACGGCTGCGTCTATAGGAAGGACGTCCAAGGGTTCCTGCCCGAGCTCATGCAGAAGATGTACGACGATCGAGCAAAGTACAAGGTCATGATGCTCGATGCTAAGAAGAGCTACGAGAAGACCAAGTCGAGGAAGGACGAGAACGACATCGCTCGCTACCACAACCTGCAGCTTGCCAAGAAGATCCAGCTTAACTCCGCATACGGTGCGCTCGGCAACAAGTACTTCAGGTGGTTCAACATCGACCATGCCGAGGCTATTACCATGTCGGGTCAGCTGTCGATCCGCTGGATCGAGCAGCGCATGAACGAGTTCCTGAACAAGCTGCTCAAGACCGACAACTTCGACTTCGTCATCGCGTCCGACACCGACTCGATCTACGTCAACCTCGGTCCTCTCGTCGACAAGGTGTTCCCTAACGCAGAGGACCCTGTGATCGTCGACGGCATCGACAAGTTCATCGAGGCGAAGATCCAACCGTACATGGACAAGTGCTACGAGGAACTTGCCGAGTACATGAACGCGTACCAGCAGAAGATGAAGATGAAGCGCGAGACGATCGCGAACAAAGGTATCTGGCTTGCGAAGAAGATGTACATGCTCAACGCGTGGGACATCGAGGGCGTGCGGTACGAGAAGCCGACACTCAAGGTCATGGGCATCGCCTCGGTCAGGTCGTCGACTCCGTCGTCGTGCAGGACCGCGATGAAGAAGGCAATCGGCCTCATCATGAACTCCGACGAGGACGCGGTGATCGACTTCATCGCCAAGTTCAGGAGCGAGTTCAACGAGCTCCCGTTCGAGGAGGTCGCATTCCCTAGAGGTATCAAGGGCATGGATAAGTACAAGGACTCCGCGAACTTGTACAAGAAGGGAACACCGATCCAGGTCAAGGCAGCGATGCTCTACAATAAGTTCGTGCAGAAGTTCGGTAACAAGTACATGCCGATCTTCGACGGCGACAAGGTAAAGTTCGCGTATCTCATCCTGCCTAATCCAATTCACGATTCCGTCATAGCAGTTCCCGACGAGTTGCCGGATGAGTTCGACCTCAACCGCTACATCGATCGCGAGATGCAGTTCAACAAAGGGTTCCTCGAGCCTCTCAGGAAGATCCTCGAGGTCATCGGCTGGGACACGGAGAGAAGGTCAACACTTGAGGAGTTCTTCCTATGAACAACGACTACGACTTTGGGTTCTCGCTCGTATCTGAGAACGAGATCAAGGCTCACGAGGAGCAGCTGAAGCGAGAGGTCGAGAAGCAGGTGCAGGTCGTCGAGAAGACGTCCAAGGAGGCCAAGGACAAGCTTCACACACTGCGCGACATGATCATGCCCCTCCTAAATAATCTGGCGAAGGATCCTGCCAAGGAGTACATCCTATGGCCTGACCGATCACAGAAGATCCAGGCGTTCATCAAGAAGATCAACAACTTCGTCGACGAAAAATGATAGACTACCTTGCCCTAGCAGTCGCCCTATCTGTCTCATCGGTATCGGCGTACTACTCCATCATCGGTCTCACCGCCATATTCTCAGCGTCCTTCTGGCCGATCGTGGTCATGGGCGGCGTGCTCGAGGCAGGTAAGCTCGTGACCGCGTCGTGGCTGTACCGCAACTGGAAGGAGACGTCGGTGTTCATCAGGTCCTACCTGACCTGCGCCGTCGTAGTGCTGATGCTCATAACGAGCATGGGTATCTTCGGCTTCCTGTCGAAGGCACACATCGACCAGCAGCTCAGCATGACGACCGGCAATGCCGAGAAGATCCAGATCATCGACGAGAAGATCAAGCTCGAGCGGGAGTCGATTGACGACCTCGACAAGCAGATAGCGCAGATCGACTCCGCGGTGACCAAGATGACGGACAAGGGACAGGCGCAGAGCTCGCTGAACGCAGCCGACAAGCAGAGGAAGGTACGAGATGAACTTACAGCGAAGAAAACAACTCACCTTGAAGCAGTATCGTCTCTACGGCAAGAGAGGCTACCACTGGTATCGATCATACAAAAGATGGAAGCGGACGTTGGTCCGATTAAGTACATCGCCCAGCTCATCTACTCGGACGCAGGATCAGACAACCTCGAGCGAGCAGTCAGGGCAGTTATACTTCTCCTGGTGATCGTGTTCGATCCTCTCGCGGTCGTGCTACTCATAGCGGCGAACAGCGGGCTCAGCAAGAGGAAGAAGGAAGAGGTCGTTGTGGAAAAGAAGAGGTTGACAAAAAAACCAAAGCGTGTTAATGTATTAAAGATAGACGACAACAATGTTACCAGATTCATCGAGGAGTGAGGATGAGCAATTTCTTTCGTAACCTAGTAGAGCAGATCAAGGATGAAGACACCACAATCGCAGCCGACGGCAAGGGCGCTGCCGAGTTCTCAGGAACAATCGACTCGGGGAGCTACATCCTCAACGCCGTCCTCTCGGGCAGCCTCTACGGTGGGGTGCCCAACAACAAGATCACTGCGTTCGCAGGCGAGTCGGCTACCGGCAAGACGTTCTTCGTCCTCGGTATCGTAAAGTCCTTCCTCGACTCCAACCCTAACGCCGGTGT